GGACAGGGACCGAGGGGGGTGGGGGCGGGGTGCCTGTGCTTATGTACTCCATACAACGCGCCCCCTATTTTTTACCTTATACACACGTTTGACACATCTCATACTTACGCCCTAAAATCCACCTCAGGGTCCCAATCGGTATACAAACAAGCCCCGGCAGACGTGAGGTTTGGTTGTTGTACACAGCCTTTTGGGGCCCACCACATACAGGAGCGAAGATGAAGCAAAACATGAAGCGGTATAACTTTTGCATGCCTGAGAGCATGATGTCCGAGATCAACCGAATGGCAAAAGAAAAAGGCATCACGTCCTCTGCACTGCTACGATTGATCCTTAACAAGTACATCACGGTGGCAAATGAACGACGAGCTGATCAACTTGCCTGATAACCCTGGTGGGCTAAACGTCCCATCGGAGATGATCGCGGAAATCGCGGCAGGGCTTGAAGACCCAAAAGACATTGCGTTTAGGTACGGTGTCGTCGGTAAGGTCTGGGAAGATCTGAAGAACTGGGTGCCGTTCCAAAACGCGGTGGCTGCTCAAAAAGCAGAGTTTGAAAAAAGCGGCTACACGTTTAAGGTCAAAGCCAAGGTACTCACCGAAGATGTTTTCGAGGATGCCTATCGAATTGCTAGGGCCAATAACACGACCCTATTGCAAAAACTTGAGTTCGTAAAACTCGGTGCGAAGCTGGCAGATATGGAGCCCAAGCAGAACACTCAAGTGCAGGCAGGGCCGGGGTTTTCGATCACCATAAATCTTGGCGAAGCTCCGAAAGCGAAAACCATAGATGTAACGCCACACGTTACAAGCGTAACCACAACGGATACAGATGAACCTAACATACACACCCCCGGAGAGCGTCAAGAGCTTTCTTCGTAGTGAAGCGTTTATTTCATTAATCGTTGGGCCGGTTGGTAGTACGAAGACAACCGCTGGGATAATGAAGATCGCTTACCACGCAGCGCAGATGGCCAAGTGTAGAGACGGCATACGACGGTCACGAGCGATATGGGTGCGTAATACACGAGAGCAGTTGCGCGATACGTCCATACCTGATGTGTTGCGTTGGTACCCAGATGGGCAAGCAGGGACGTACTTAAAGTCGGAATATAAATTTACGCTAAGGTTCGATGATGTCGAGTGTGAAATCCTTTTTCGTGGACTTGATGATTCTGACGATGTACGCCGTCTACTCTCTCTACAGGCTTCCTTTGGTGTGCTTGATGAGTTTAGGGAAATCAACCCGGATATTTTTAATGCGCTTCAAGGTCGTTTGGGTCGCTATCCTTCTAAACTTGATAATAACGTCGGCTGTGTTACTGATGGTGGCAAGTCCAACGCTCATATTTGGGGGATGACTAACCCACCGGACATGGACACGTTTTGGGAAGAGTTTTTGAGTGACCCACCCGATAACGCAGAAGTATTTTTCCAGCCTAGTGGTTTATCTCCGGAAGCAGATTGGTTAGAGTTCTTGCCTGACGGGTACTATGACAACCTTGCGCAGGGCAAATCGGAGGACTGGGTCGATGTTTATATTCACGCGAAGTTCGGTAAATCCTTGTCTGGCCAGCCGGTATTTAGAAGTTTTAGTCGTGATACTCATGTAGCCAAGGAAACACTTAAGCCATTATCGAACTCAACGACGCTGATAATTGGAATTGACGCAGGTCTCACACCTGCTGCAGTTATTGGGCAAGTGCTCTACGATGGACGAGTGGTTGTATACGACAGCCTAGTGTCTGATGGCATGGGGGCACTACGGTTCGTGCGAGAGAAATTAAAACCGTTACTGGCTAACAAATTTCCAGGATATAGGGCTACAATCATCATCGACCCGGCAGCGTTTCAACGAGCTCAGACAGATGAACGCACAGTCGCAGATATATACAAAGCCGAAGGATTTCCGGTAAAGGCAGCGAAGACGAACGCGATCACTGCGCGTATTGCAGCAGTTGATAAGTTCCTAACGCGGACAGTGGATGGTAAGGCAGGCATACTGCTGTGTCCCGAGGGGGCGCACCCACTGATTCAAGCGTTGGCTGGGCGATACCGGTACAAAATCAACACCAAAGGTGAGCGAGATGAGAGTCCGGAGAAAAGTCACCCTTGGTCAGACATATCGGATGCCTTGCAGTATGTGTGCTTGCACGCTGACGGGGGTGAGACCTTCGGGTCGAACGCTTGGGGTGGGGGGCGAAGAGAAGTTAAAAAAGTGGCGTATGTGTATACTTGACAACATACAAAACCGTGATATATAGGAACAATTATGGCTAATGGACTTGCGCTAATTCCTGTTGCTCGTGCTTCGGATCTTGAAGCCGAGGCCAAACGTCGCTCCCAGGAGCAGCAGTCACAACCCGTTATTCAGGGGTTAGCCAGTCATGTTAAGAAGCGTTGGGACCACGCACGACTTGCCAAACGGGAACTTGAGGAGCGCATGCTCCAGTGCCTGCGCCAGCGTGACGGTGAATACGACCCGGAAAAGCTAGCCGAGATCCAAAGCCACGGCGGCTCTGAGATTTTTGTCCAGTTGACGTCTGTAAAATGCCGCGCTGCAACAAGTTGGCTGCGCGATACACTGCTTGGCATGGGGGCTGACCGCCCTTGGAGCCTTGAGGCCACGCCTGTACCTGAACTGCCTCCCAACGTGATGGAGGAGTTAAAAGCTCAGATGGCGACCCAGCTGATGAGTATGTATGCCCAGGGGCAAGCGCTGGATGAGACCCAGTTAGCTCAGGCTGCAGCTCAGATGAAAGACCAAGCCATGCGGCAAATGAAGGACGAGGCGAATAAACGCATCGACCGCATGGAGAGCAAGATGGAAGACCAGCTCGTAGAGGGCGGTTTTCACAAGGCGTTTAACGAATTTTTGGATGACATCGTTACGTTCCCGTACGCAGTGATGAAGGGGCCGGTCAAACGGCGCCGTAAGACTCTGAAGTGGGTAAACGGGGCTCTGACGCCTATAGATGAGATTCGTAACGAGTGGGAGCGGGTTGATCCGTTCATGCTGTACTGGGCTCCTTGGTCTTGGAACCTGGGCGATGGGTATGTTATCGAGCGTCATAAGATGACCCGCGAGGATCTAGAGTCCTTAATTGGGGTAGAAGGCTATAGCGAAGCGGCCATCCGGACGGTTTTGGACGAGTTTTCGCTTGGTAATCTCAAAGAATGGCTCTGGACGGACTCCGCCAAGGCCACGGCAGAGGGCAAAAACCTGACTTATGCCCTATATACGGACGATTTGTGCGATGCACTACAACTCTGGGACACCGTACAAGGCCAGATGCTGCTTGACTGGGGTATGAGCCCCGAGGAAATTCCTGATCCCCAACTGTCCTATCCGTGCGAAGTATGGCTGATTGGCAATACTGTTATCCGTGCGGTTCTGAACTACGATCCTCTGGGCCGCAAGCCTTACTACCTGACTTCTTACGAAAACCTGCCAGGTTCTGTTGACGGCAAGGGCGTGGCAGATCTCTGCCGCGATTCTCAGGACATGGTCAACGGCGCAGCCCGGGCTCTGGCTAACAACATGGGCATCTCGTCTGGCCCGCAGGTTGGGGTTAATGTCTCGCGCCTCCCATCCGGGGAGGATATTACGCAGATGCACCCCTGGAAGATTTGGCAGTTCCAGGCTTCCGAGTACAACGACGGGTCGGCTCCGATTACGTTCTTCCAGCCAAATAGCAACGCGGCTGAGTTGATGAGCGTTTTTGAGAAGTTCTCCCAGCGGGCAGATGAAGACACGATGATCCCCCGTTATATGACTGGTGAGCACGTAGCTGGCGCTGGCCGGACCTCGTCCGGGTTGTCGATGCTGATTTCTAACGCTGGTAAGGGCATCAAACAGGTCATTAGTAACATCGACCAGCACATCCTGATCCCGATCATTGAGCGTTTGTACCAAGACAACCTACGCTATAGCACTGATCCGGACCTTATCGGAGATGTAAGCATCGTGGCTAAGGGCGCTCAGTCGCTGGTGATTAAGGAAGCCGAAGCTGTACGCCGCAATGAATTCCTGCAGTTAGTGTTGACTAACCCAGTGGCGCAGCAGATTGTTGGCATAAATGGCGCAGCCGAACTGTTACGCGACGCTGCTCGAACTCTAAATTCGAACGTGGATGACATCGTTCCTGATGCTCCAACTCTGAGCACGATTCAGCAGCAACAAGCAATCATTGATCAACTCCAGCAAGAAATTATGGCTCTCGCAGGACAGATGGCTCCGCAAGGACAAGGGCAAGGAACGCCGCCAGCACCGCAGTCAGCCAATATTCTTCCTGATGGATCGCAGGTTGGTGGAAGAGAATCGAACTTCGTTTCTCCAAGACCTAATGGAATTTAAAAACCAAACACTTTACAAGTTAATTTTTTTATCGTAATTTATGAGTATATTTTTAGGACCTCGTCCCGAAGCAAAACATGTCCACGCACTGAATAAGTGCAGACAGCCGGAAAACGAAGCCCTTATTTCGCTCTTTAAGACCAAATTAGAAGAAGTCAAAACCGCTCTCGTAGAGGCAGATGAGCCAGTGCGCATACATCGGCTTCAAGGTCGGGCAGAGGTTTTGAGAGATTTTCTGAAGGCGGTTGAAGAATCGTCTTCAGTTTTGGAGCGGCTTAAATAGCCGCATTGTTCGTAGCAAACCATTATGTCTGAGGCACACCGTTATAGGAGCTGAAGGACAGAGTTGGAGCTTACAAAGGAGATGTAAATGGCATTGCCCAAACAGGTAGAACAGCAATTAAAGGAAATTGAAGCACTTGAAAAGCAGCTAACCACCCCGCCGGAAGAACCCCCTAAAGTGGAAACCCCACCGCCGGAAGAACCGCCCAAAGTGGAAGCAGAGCAGCAACTTGAAGTTCCTGAAAGCAAACCAGAGGCAAAGCCGAGCGAGCCAGTACAGCAAGAAAGTTCGGAAGACAAAGTTTGGCAGCAGAAGTACAAAACCTTACAAGGTATGTATGACGCTGAAGTGCCTAGGCTCCATGCCCAGGTAAAAGAGCTGCAGGCAAGTATGGATAAGTTACGCCAAGAAGCCGAAGCTAAACCAGCCAAAGTCGAAGAACCTAAGCAAACTAAGCTCGTAACGGATGCGGATGTTGAGGCATTCGGTGCTGACCTGATTGAGGTTCAGCGCAAGGTTGCGCGAGAAGTCGCAATGGAGTTTAAGTCGGAGATTGAAGAACTGCGGGCTAAGAATGCAGAGTTGCTCAAGCAAATCGAGCAGACTGGTTCACAGATTGGAGAAGTGACATTTGAGCAGCGTTTGCATCGTTTGGTGCCAAATTTTGCCGAAGTCAATGCTGATCCTAAGTGGGTTGCTTGGTTAGATGAGTATGACCCGCTTATTCGAGCCCCCCGACGGGCCGTTGCACAACAAGCGTTTAACACTGGAGACGCAGAAGGGGTAGCTCATTACGTTAAGTTGTTTAGAGAAGCCACTGCTGAGCCAGCTGCTAATGAAGCCAAGCAAACCGAAGTCCAACGCCAAGTCCAGCCAACCCGATCTGCTACGTCACAAACACCCGTAAGTCAGAAGGGACGTACCTACACAACGAAAGAAGTGGAGAAAATGTTCCAGAAGATTACTAGTTTGAATGTGTCGCAGAAGTTTGATGAGGCAAAAAAACTTGAAGCCGAGATCGACGCTGCGTATATGGAAGGGCGGGTAACCGCCTAATGTCTAGTACAGCAGCCAGATCTAACCAACTTTGATCTTTTATTTTTTATAAGGAGGCCATCATGGCTGCTGTATTTCCGGTGCAATCACCGTACAACACGAACCCGAGCTACTCGGGCGCGTTTATCCCCACCCTCTGGTCTGGCAAACTAAATGCCAAGTTTTACCAGAACACAATGCTTTCCGAGATCGCTAACACGACTTGGGAAGGCGAACTGAAGAACCAAGGCGATACCGTTCGTATCCGTCTGGCTCCTTCGATCAGCATTTCTGACTACGAAGTTGGTAACAACCTGTCGTACGAAATCCCCACCCCGATCTATACTGACCTGCAAGTCAACAAGGGTAAGTATTTCGGTGTGCAGGTTTCTGACGTTCTGGGCTATCAGTCTGACCTGGATCTGATGAACATCTTCACCGATGACGCAGCTAAACAGCTGAAAATCTCCATCGAAAACGAAGTGTTCTTCAATTCGTTCGTGACCGAAGGTCCTGCTTCCGCTAACGAAGGCAACTCCGCTGGTGCTATTTCGGGCGCTTACGCTCTTGGTACCGACGTAACTCCTATCGACCAGTCAAACGCAGCTAACGTGTTGAACGGTATCCTGCGTATGTCTTCGGTTCTGGACGAGCAGAACGTACCTGAGACCGGCCGCTGGCTGATCATCTCCCCGTACGACCGTCATCTGTTGATGCAGTCGAACATCGCCCAGGCATATTTCACTGGAGACCCGGAGAGCACCATCCGTTCTGGCAAGATCGGTATGCTCGACCGCTTCACCGTGTATGTGTCTAACCTGCTCCCCCGTGGCGCTGCTGGTAAAGCTCTGGTTTCTGGCTTGACCGACACTTCCACTGGTGGTGCTGTGGCTAACGCTAAGGCTCGTCGTACCATGATCGCTGGTACTAAAGACGCCGTTGCTTTTGCAATGACCGTTAACAAGACTGAGCCCCTGCGTAACCAGACAGACTTCGGCGACATCGTTCGCGGCCTGGCAGTTTATGGCCGTAAAGTTGTCAAGCCTGAAGCCCTGGTTGTAGCTCAGGTCGGCGCTGCATCGTAATTAACGGGGGCTTCGGCCCCCTATTCTTAGGAGATTTAAAATGGGTATGCAATACGCAGTTGTTCTCGGCGGCGTCCAGACCGGACTGACCGCTTTGGCTGGCGGCGGTGCTTCTGGCGCTACCGCTATCACTGGTGCTTTTGCAACGGTTACTACTGTTGCTACTGATAATGATTCGGCAATTCTGCCTGCTGGTATGCCTCAAGGCGCCCGTATCGTGGTGGCAAACCTCGATTCAGCCCAAGACGTCAAAGTGTTCCCCAACACCGGCGGAACCATCAACGGCGCCGCCGCTAACACCGGCCTGGCTGTTGGTCAGCAGCAAACCGCTGAGTTTATTCAAATTGGCACCGATGGCTTGACTTGGATCGCAATGCTTGGCGCGGTCGCAACGCCTGCCTAATTAGTAGTTGTACACCGGGGCTTCGGCCCCGGTTTTTCCATAGGAGCCGCAAATGACGGTTTATGAGTTGGTAGAAAAATTAGGCGGGGAAATTTGCCGTGGTCGCGCACGCGTGCGTATAAATAGCGACTGGATTATCCTCGGTATACTCAACGGCGACGACATGATTTTTACTGAAGAAGGCCGCCGCCTTGCTGCGGAGCAAAACACAGAACCGCCTAAAGAAAAGAAAAAAGCTGGTAGACCCGCTAAAGAGCCCGTGGTAGAATCGGCTGGGCTTTCGGTGGACGACTCCTTCGACGCCGTATTCAAGGACCTTAACTAAGGGTTTGTACGATGGCAACGGTAAAAGTCGTAGACCTGATCAGCAGGGCTCAGACGCTGTTAAAAGATACTACAGCCGTCCGATGGGCGGCTGTCGAACTGCAGAATTATCTAAACGACGGCTATCGAGAGATCGTAAATCTTCGTCCGGACTCTAATGCTCAGACCGGTACTTTTACCTGCGCCGCCGGATACCGGCAAAATATAACTACAGGTTTTGCCAATGCCCATGCGCTTTTAGACGTTTTTTCTAATAAAGCGTCAACTTCTAATAAGAAGCATGTCAGTCTTGTAGACCGAAAAAGCCTGGATGACCAGCGCCCTGGATGGTACAACGAACAATCTTCTGTCAGTGTAGAAAAATACCTTTTTGACCCGCGTACGCCAAAGCAGTTCTTGGTTTACCCGCCAGCAACTACATCCGCACAGTTAGAAATTATGTATGCGATTGTGCCTACGCCGCATACTTTGACCGAAAACCAACTTATGAACTCGGCTACTTCTGACGTGATTAAGTTAGATGATGTCTATGCCAATGCTTTATTGGACTATATTCTTTACAGGGCTTATTCCAAGGACGCAGAGCAGGCAGGAAACGCCGCACGGGCTGTTGCTCATTATCAGGCAATGGCTACGTCTATTGGTGTAAAAACCCAAAGTGACCAATCTTCTAGACCCGGGACAGAATAATGAACGCTTACTGGGACAAAATTATTCCGCTAGTCGCTCCTGATATTCCAACTTGCCCGGACGAGACTTTAAAAGAAGCATTGGCAGCCGTGGCGCAAGATTTTTGCGCTCGTACGCATTTGTGGCGGGAAGACATTCAAGCCCAGACAACCGTGATAGGTCAATCTTCCTACGAAGTTACAGATTGCGCAGTCATTGAGTCAGTTTTATGGGTTCTGGTTGATAACTTAAATATGACCCACACTGACGAACGGCTAGTTAATCCTGAAGATTTGACTCGTTCCGGCAAGCCCACGCATTTCTGGGTTGAGCAAGACAAAAATATTCGGTTGTTCTATACGCCAGATAAAGAATTTTCTCTTAAAGTTCGAGTGGCACTAAAGCCTTCCCGTACTGGGCGGTACATCCCAGATTGGATTTACGAAACGTGGGCAGATGCCTTGGCTAGTGGTGCAGTCTATCGACTGGCTAAAGTGCCGGGTAAAGATTGGTCTGATCCAAAACTTGCGGCTATGCACAAAAATTTATATGAACAAGCAGTAACAAACGCTCGTATTCGTGATTTGCGAAACATTGACCTTCAGGTTCGTATGCGGCGTTTTTAACGGGGAAATATCATGTCAGCAGGTATTTATGATTTTTATATCGAGCAGGGTGCTACTTTCTACCAAGTTATTACGTGGAAAGATAGCGCTGGAGATCCTGTAGATATATCTGGATACACTGCTCGTATGCAGATTCGTAAGTCTGTTACGTCCACAGATGCTTTAATTTCGTTAACTACAGAAAATGGCAGGATTAGCCTTGGAGGAGCAGCTGGAACTGTGACTCTTGAGATTGACGCTGATGACACTGCTGACTTTACAACCTTTTGCGGTGTATACGATCTTGAACTAGAAGCGTCTGATGGGACAGTAACCCGGCTTCTTGAAGGTCAAATCGAGATAAGCCGAGAAGTCACTCGTTAGGATACGCCATGTCTAATAACCATTTTGTCGTTATCGAAGACCCGCAAACCTCGATTATCGAAGTTATTCAATCTGGTCCTCAAGGACCTCAAGGTCCTACAGGGGCTACAGGCCCAACTGGTGTCGCTGGTTTAACAGGCCCAACGGGCCCAGCCGGAGCTACCGGACCAACTGGTGCTGCGTCTACAGTTCCTGGCCCAACAGGAGCGACAGGCCCAGCCGGAGCTACAGGACCTACAGGTCCTACAGGTGATGCGTCTACAGTCCCTGGCCCGACAGGACCCGCAGGGGCTACAGGTGTTACAGGACCCGCAGGAGCCACAGGTGCTACTGGAGCAACAGGACCTACAGGTGCTACTGGTGTTGCAGGCGCGACAGGGGCAACAGGTGCTACAGGGCCGACAGGGGCTACAGGACCTACAGGCGATGCTGGTGCTGCAGGCTCAACCGGAGCTACAGGTGCTACAGGACCTACTGGTGCTACTGGAGTTACAGGGCCCACAGGCCCAACAGGTGCAACAGGCCCGGTAGGTGCTGGTCTGAATATTATTGGCACACTAAATGATCCTAGTGAATTACCTCCTTCAGGAAATCCTGGGGATGCGTACTTGATCGGTGGGGATCTTTACGTTTGGGATGGCGATTCTTGGGAGAACGTAGGTCAAATTCAAGGCGCTACCGGTGCTACCGGACCAACAGGCCCAGCAGGCGCAACAGGCCCAACAGGAGATACCGGAGTAGCAGGTCCTACTGGCCCAACAGGTGTTACAGGACCTACAGGTGATGCGGGTGTAGCAGGTGCTACTGGAGCAACCGGCCCAACAGGACCTACTGGAGAAGCTGGTGTAGCAGGGGCAACAGGTGCTACAGGACCGACAGGGGCAACCGGAGCAACCGGAGCGACAGGCCCAACAGGTGACGCCGGTGTAGCAGGGGCAACTGGGGCAACTGGTCCAACAGGACCTACCGGAGATACTGGTGCTACAGGACCTACAGGGCCTACAGGTGCAACCGGCGCTGACTTTGATGTGACATTTGCGGCTACAGCTCCAACAGGAGCTTCGCCAGGAGACCAGTGGGTTGATTCCGACACGGGTATTTTGTACACCTGGCTGGATGATGGCACTTCAAGCCAGTGGGTTGAATTAGGCGGCGCTATTTCTTATAGCCCAACAGGGCCAACAGGACCCACGGGGGCAACGGGTGCTACAGGCGCTACGGGGGCAACGGGTGCTACAGGGGCCACAGGCGCTACGGGTGCTACAGGGGCCACAGGTGCTACGGGTGCAACTGGTGATACAGGAGCAACAGGACCTACAGGACCAACAGGGCCTGCTCCGGATACTTCGACATATGTAACGCTGACTGGCAGCCAAAACCTTACTAACAAGACGCTGACCGATCCGGCGATTACTGGAACAGTTCTCGAAGATATTTACACGATCACCGATGGCTCAGCGTTTGAAATTGATCCGGGCAATGGCTCGATCCAGTTGATTACGCTTGGTGCATCGCGTACTCCCAAAGCCACGAACTTCGCTAACGGCGAGGCTGTGACGCTAATGGTAGATGACGGTAGTACCTACACTTTAACTTGGACTGACAGCACCTTTGGTGGATCTGGTGTGGTGTGGAAAACAAATGCTGGAGTTGCTCCCACTCTAAATGCTTCTGGATATACCGTCATTGTGTTGTGGAAAGTTGCTGGGCAGGTTTATGGGGCCCGCGTAGGAGACGCTTAATGTTTTCTAAGAAGGCATTAGCAGCTTCGCTTAGTGCAACTGAGGAACCATTGTATGTTGAGAATGTGTTCTCGACATATTTGTATACTGGAAATGGGTTAAACCAAACTATTAGCAATGGTATATCTCTTGGGAGTGCTTACGGAGGTAGTGCATATTTTAATGGCACTAATGCGTATTTAAGTGCGCCGGATAATGCTGCGTTTGATTTTGGCTCTGGGAATTTTACAATTGAATTCTGGACTTATTTGTCAGAAACTCCGGGATTATATTATCCATATTTTTCAAAAAGAACTGGGCCAACTTACGAACCGGTTTCGTTGTTAGCTAGTTCATCCTCGACACTTAGGTTGCTTTGTAGCACTAGCGGTAGTGGGTGGGAAGTTGATATAACTACAACAACCGCAGTTGCGTTAAATACATGGACACATATTGCTATTACTAGAAATGGAAATGTATTTACAATTTGGATTAATGGTGTAGATAGTGGGAATCAAACTACTTCAGGAACATTAGTAGTAACTACTGCTCCTTTTTATATTGGACACGATCCAGGGACAGGTTACTATTTAAACAAAGCATTTATTTCAAATTTTAGAGTTGTAAAAGGCACAGCTGTTTATACGTCATCGTTTACGCCAAGTACATCCCCACTATCTGTTATAAGCGGCACAGCGTTACTGTGTTGTCAAGGTCCAAATGTAACAACAGACAGTTCAGCAAATGCCTTTACGCTCACAGCTAGTAATGTTGGGCTTTATACTGGGTATGGGCCATTTACAAATTCTTCATTAGCTCAAGGCGGAATGGTTTGGATTAAAGAACGTACTAATCCTTCTGCGCATGCTATTGTTGATTCTGCTCAAGGAATTAATAAACTTCTATCGTCAAATACCACGGCAGGAGCTGATACAACTAATGCCATGGTGGCATTTAATTCTGATGGATTTACAGTCAAGTACCCAAATACCAACGACTACTACGTCAATAGAAGCAGTCAAACTTATGCCTCCTGGACATTCCGCAAGGCAGAGAAGTTCTTTGATGTGGTGACGTATACGGGCAACGCTACTGCTGGTCGCACAATCAGCCATAATCTTGGCAGCACACCAGGATGTATCTTTGTTAAACGACTTGGTTCTGCTGAAAACTGGGCAGTATGGCATAGAGGTTTAAGTGCTGGTTATTGGATGGAACTTAATACCACAGGCGGACAAACAAATGCCGCTAGTGCTGATATTTTTGGTAATGGAACAACTTATGTAAATCCAACATCAACAGTTTTTACTGTTGGTTCAGAGAATCGAGTTAATGATACTGGTTCTGACTACGTCGCCTATCTTTTCGCCCACGACGCTGGCGGCTTTGGTGAGGAGGGCGATCAGAGTGTGGTTAAATGCGGATCATTTACAGCATCAAGTAATCTTGCTGTAAATCTTGGCTGGGAACCTCAGTTTGTAATACTTAAAGCATCTAGTACTACCGGCAATTGGCTTCTTATGGATGACATGCGAGGGATGCCTGTTGGTTCTAATCGCAATGACGTATTGCTACGCCCCAATACAAACGGAGCAGAAACCGATACTCTTAATATTATTGATCCAACTGCAACCGGTTTCACTGTAATTGATGGTGGCGGTTTGAGTATGGGCGCAACCTACATCTACATCGCCATTCGCCGGGGGCCAATGAAGACTCCTGAAGTTGGAACGGAGGTGTTTAGTGTTAATACTTATACTGGCGACGGAAGTGTTAATAGATTAATTTCTTCTAATTTTGTTACTGATTTTGCGTTAATTACTGACAGAACAGATTCGTCTTACGCCCAGCGGTTTGTTGGTGATCGTTTGCGCGGCGGCGGTAATAGTATGTCTACAACGACAACGTACCCAGAAGGTGGGGATACAGGATATCTTGCCGGAGATTTGGAACCCCAATTTCGAAGTAATCAGGGGATATTAGTTACAGTAACAAATACGCGTTTTAATGCTAGCAGCAAGTCATATGTTGCTTATCAAATGAGACGAGCTCCAGGCTTCTTAGATATTGTGACATATACTGGTGACGGCGTCCCTGGAAGAACGGTTAGCCACAATTTAGGCGCTGCGCCGGAAATGATAATTGTTAAAGGCCGAACCGGAACGGGAAGGTGGGCCACATATGTTGCGCCACTTGGAGCTACTCACCGGATCCTTGTCGAGCTTACAATTGCCGCACAAGCTGACAGTTCCTATTGGGACAACACAACTCCAACGTCTTCTGTATTTTCTGTCGGTGGAAGTATTTACACAAATGCGTCTGGTACTCCGTATGTTGCGTATCTTTTTGGAAGTCTCCCGGGTATTAGTAAAGTTGGGTCAGTAGTTTTAAGTGGCAGCCCAGTAAACGTAGATTGTGGTTTTACCAATGGCGCTCGGTTTGTCTTATTAAAATGCACATCAGGCACTAGCCCTTGGCTATTATGGGATACGGCTCGTGGGATTGTTGCTGGCAATGACCCTTACATTTTGTTAAATAGCCAAACTATTGAAAACGTAGATGGCGCAGGAGATTTTATTGATCCTTATTCGCCAGGCTTTACTATTGCAAGCGGAGTTGAAGCGTTTTTCAATTCGGGCACATTTATTTACCTAGCAATAGCTTAAAAAGGAGTTTATCGTGTATCGAGTACGTCAAGACGGTTCGCTCAAATCTCAAGGCGAAATCCGTGCAATGTATCCCAACACGTCCTTCCCTAAAGTTTGGACGCCTGAATTGGTCGAAGAACTTGGGTTAGATCCTGTTTTTGAAACCCCAACCCCCGAAACTACCCGGTATCAGACGGCCTCAAAGAGCGGTGTAGAACAAGACGCCAATGGTAACTGGGTATGGAAATGGGTACTTGGTCCTGTGTTTTCTGACACCACGGACATGGAAGGCAACGTCACTACGGCAGCCGAGCATGAAGCCGCCTATATTGCCATGATTGACGGAGTGGCAGCGGCCCAAGCCCGAGCCCAGCGCGATAAACTTTTAGCAGAAACTGACTGGCGTTTTCGTAGCGATCTGACCCCGTCTCAACAGTGGGTAGACTACTGTCAAGCTCTTCGGGATGTCCCTGAACAGGCCGGTTTCCCCCATAATATCGAATGGCCCGCTAAACCGGAGTAAAGAATCATGGCTATTAATTTCCCCACCAACCCAACGCTGGATGAGGTTTACACCGAAGGCGACCGAAGCTGGAAGTGGAACGGTTCTGCTTGGGATCTAAATACAAGCCTTTTGCCACTAGGACCAACTGGTCCTACGGGCCCTGCTGGCCCTGGCCTTCCCACAGGCGGTGGAACTGGGGACTATATAGTCAAAAACTCCGCAACTGACTACGATGCTTCTTGGACCGACCGGGCGCATGCAAGTATTCTGAAAGGTTACGCCAAAAACATGAGCGGCGGATCACTTGCTAAAGGCACTCCTGTTTATCTCGTTGGGATCGCTGGCTCAGGGTTTACCCTAGAAGTTGCTGCCGCTGATGCCGGTGACCCCGCCAAAATGCCTGCTATTGGTGTGTTGAATGAAACCCTTGCGGACGAAGCTGAAGGTGAATTAATTATTCTTGGCGAAATTCAGGGTGTTAATACTTCCGCATTTACTGGCGGAGATAAGATTTATGTTGCTGACGGTGGCGGATACACTAATGTAGCGCCTACTGGAGCAGACGTTGAAGTTCAATTTTTAGGCGTCGTTACTAAGATTGACAACTCAAACGGCGGCGGTTATATCACAGGCACAGGTATCGCCGATGTATTTCGTTACAATTCTTCAGCGTCTAGTTTTCAGGGCTGGGATGGCAGTGGTTGGGTAAATGTTAGTACTTTGACAACAGGCAAGGCCATAGCCATGGCCATTGTATTTGGAGGTTAAAATGGCCGCACCTAATATAGTTAACGTAGCAACAATCACCGGTAAAACAGCTGTTCAGGCTGTAGGTACTTCTGCTACTGCGATTGTTACTAATTCTTCTGGTAGTAACAAAGTATTCAAAGTTAATTCGCTTTATGTAAGCAATGTCGATGGCACTGCAAATGCTAGCGTTAACGTGGATATTTACAGAAGTTCTACTGCTTATCATGTGGCAAAAACAGTAACTGTTCCAGCAGATGCAACACTTGACGTAATCACCAAAGCAATTTACCTTGAAGAAGGTGATTCGTTGCGTTTAACAGCTAGTGCTTCTGGTGACATTGAAGCTGTTTGTTCTTACGAAGAAATTTCCTAATGGCTGATTTCCCTTCAACATCCTCTGCTTATGGCAAATGGTCGTTGAAAGACGTGCGAGATGCACGCATGGGCGACAACTGGCCTAAGATAGTTAGCGCTCCCGACGCTCCGACGGGAGTTTCTGCTGTTGCAGGCAATCAGCAAGCTACAGTAAGTTTTACAGCACCTGCTTATGATGGGGGCAGCACAATCACTGGGTATAGAGTTACTTCTAGTCCAGGAAGTTTAACGGCAACAGGATCTAGTTCTCCAATAACTATTACTGGCCTTACAAACGACACAAGTTACACATTTACAGTTGCCGCAGAAAACGCCATTGGGTATGGGCCTGAGAGTGAAGCAAGTAGTCCCGTAACACCGCAATTTTTAGCACCTTCTACCGTTGAGTATTTAGTAGTAGCTGGCGGTGGGGCTGGCGGTTGGGCTGGAAACGGTGGTGGTGGCGGTGGAGCCGGCGGGGCATTAACAGCATCTGGATATTCCGTAACTTCCGGGTCTGCCATAACAGTTACTGTTGGTTCTGGGGGCTCTAGCTGGACAAATAGGTATTCAGCTGGCGGATACAACGGAAATGAGTCTGTATTTGGATCTATAACTGCTGCAGGCGGGGGTTATGGTTCTTCAGCAAATTCAGGTACAGGCTATGGAAGCCCAGGCGGCAACGGAGGTTCCGGGGGCGGTGGTGCACAGCGAAATAATCCAGCTGGTGGTAGTGGCATATCTGGTCAAGGATACGCTGGCGGAAATGGTTCTCCAAATAGCGGTGCTGACGCTGGCGGCGGTGGCGGCGGTAAAGGCGGTGTTGGTCAAGGTGCCATTGGCAGCGCTCAAGGCGGTAACGGTGGTGCGGCGTTTGAATGGCCGTCAGGATCTGGTACGTATTATGCAGGTGGCGGAGGTGGGGCCGGAGGGAGTAGTGATACTTACGGTCTTGGCGGAGGAACATCGACGACATCTCAAAAAGGTGGCGGCGGCGATGGTGAAGGCGGCCCCGCTGGGAAAAATGGTGTTGCCAATACCGGTGGTGGTGCCGGTGGAAAAAACGATTCTTCAAATGGCATTGGTGGATCAGGTGTTGTAATTATTCGATACTCAGATTCTTTTACTCCTGCGGCGTCTACTTCAGGCTCACCAACTTATACTGTATCTGGTGGATATCGCTATTACAAATTTACTGGTAGTGGTTCTATTACCTTCTAATCATGGCTCAATTTCCTTCTTCATCTGGCGCTTCTGATATATGGTCTTTAACAGATCAATATAGAGCAAAAGCAGGCAGCAATTGGCCCACAGTAATAGAGCCACCAGGTGCTCCAACAAGCGTTTCTGCTACAGGCGGAAATGCACAAGCTACTGTTTCGTTTACTGCGCCAGCAAGCACCGGCGGCGGGACTATTAGTGGGTATAGAGTGACTTCTAGCCCAGGAGGAATTACAGCAACAGGGTCTTCTTCGCCAATTACAATCACAGGCTTGACTAATGACGTTACATATACATTTACTGTAGCTGCTCAAAACGAAGCAGGTTATGGTTCAGAAAGCGATCCTAGTAATAGTGTCACTCCCCTTGGAGCTTTAAGCTCTATTGAACTATTAATTGTTGCTGGGGGTGGTGGAGGTGGATCTACGCGAGGTGGAGGTGGTGGAGCAGGTGGATGTATTGTAGATAACTCATTTTCTGTTTCAGCTGGAACGACTTATACAGTAGTTGTTGGAAATGGAGGCAACGGAGCTGTATACGAAGTTGGTAATGTCGGCCAAGGCGGGGCTTCTAGTTTTTACACAACAACGGCAACTGGCGGCGGTTATGGTCGGGGCCGTTATGAAAGCGGTGCTTCTGGTAGCCCCAATGGTGGCTCTGGTGGTGGCGGTTCCGAAGCAGGCGCTGGTGCAGGTTACACGGGGGGCACCGGTATTTCTGGACAAGGTTATGCCGGAGGAAATACTTTTTCCACTCACGGTGGTGGCGGTGGCGGTGCATCAGAAGTTGGACGAAATGATGATAACGGCCGGGGCGGCAATGGCATTCAGTGGCCATCAGGTTCTGGAACCTACTATGCAGGCGGCGGTGGAGGCGGGGCTTATAGCCCTTCAACAGGAGGTAATGGAGGCGCAGGCGGTGGCGGTCGCGGTGGAGATACAACTCAAGCTGGTTTTGAGGCAACTGTTAATACAGGCGGCGGCGGTGGCGGCGGTGGGGACGATCGACACGGTGGTAGTGGAGGGTCTGGGGTTGTTCAATTAAGATATCCAGATACTTATCCAGTTCCAGCAGAAGTTACAGGATCTCCAACGGTAACAGTTACTGGCGGATATCGTTATTATAAATGGACAGGTAGCGGATCAGTTAGGTTCTAATCATGGCTCAATTTCCTACCCAAACTAATGCAAATGGTATTTGGTCAACCAAGCAAGTTAAGCGATTTTTGCAAGGTGACAATTACCCAACACACCCAGGGGCGCCAACAAGTGTTTCTGGGACTAGTGGTAATGCTCAAGTAGTAGTTTCGTTTACTGCACCAGCAAGTAATGGGGGTAGTTCAATAACTGAGTACAGGGTGACTTCTAGCCCTGGCGGTATTACAGCTACAGGCTCTTCTTCTCCAATTACTGTAACTGGTTTGACAAATGATACTGCCTATACATTTACTGTAGCCGCTTCTAATACCCAAGGATATGGCCCGGAAAGCAGCGCAAGCGGTAGTGTTACCCCATCAAATCCAGTAGCGCCTTCTAGTGTTGAATATATAGTTATTGCTGGCGGTGGCGGCGGTGGCGGTGGCGGGAACGGAGGGGGCTGTTCTGGCGGAGGCGCTGGCGGATATAGATCTTCTGTTACTGGCGAAAACTCCGGAGGAGGGGCTAGTGCCGAGTCTCAATACGCTATTACCGCTGGTGTTGAAATCCCAATATATGTTGGTGCGGGCGGCGGGTCTAATCAAAACGGCAACACTTCCCAAATAGCTATTGATGGATCAGCAATAATTTCTATTGGTGGCGGTCGCGGATCTACTACAAGTGGTGGTTCAGGTGGTGGTTCCGGTGGTGGGGCTACATATAACTCTCCGAGCCAATATGGAGCTGGTACATCAGGACAGGGATATCGCGGCGGTGAAGCTAATGGCAGTTCTCCGTATGGCGCTGGTGGCGGTGGCGGCGCTGGGTCTATAGGAGGTAGTTCGTCAGAAAATGGTAACGGAGGAGGTAATGGTGGCCCCGGGGTAACTTCTAGTATTACTGGCTCAGCTGTTGCCCGCGCTGGCGGTGGCGGCGGCGGAACTCGTTCTGGAAATAGAGGTATAGGAACAGCAGGCGGCGGAAACGGCGCTGTTGGTGAAGGAGCTTTTGGTACTGCTGGTACTGCTAATACAGGCGGTGGCGGTGGCGGTTCTTGCGCTGATGGTGCCCCAGATGGTAGACCTGGGGGGTCGGGAGTAGTTATTCTTCGTTACCCAGACACTAAAACAGCGGCTGTCGCAACAACAGGATCACCGACTTACACTGTCTCCGGCGGATACAGAATTTATACATTTACAGGTTCAGGTTCAATAACTTTTTAAGAGGCTGACATGGCACATTTTGCACAACTCGATCAAGACAATATTGTCACTAGGGTTATTGTTGTTCACAATAACGAATTACTAGACGGTTTTGGTGTAGAACAAGAAACAAAGGGTGTTCAGTTTTGCCAATCTTTATTTGGAGCTGACACTATTTGGGCGCAAACTAGTTACAACGCAACTTTCAGAAAAAATTACGCCGGCATTGGTTACAAATTTGATGTTGGCCGAAACGCTTTTATTCCACCCAAACCTTTTGCATCTTGGATTTTGGACGAAGATACCTGCTTGTGGAAAGCACCTGTAGATAAACCTACTGATGGTAATAAATATGCTTGGGAAGAAGAGACTACTTCTTGGGTAGTTGTAACTGAGTAATACATGACTATAAAACAAGCAGCAGGCGGCACGGAACTTCTTCACGGCTGCCTTTCTTCTCTAGTAGACCTGTCCCAAATAAATCTTATTGTCTCGGTCTGTCATCCGGCAACCCTAGTTAAAGACAAGCCAAACGTTCTGTGGCAACACCATAGCTACGACCAGTCAGCGGTTCAGGCCCTAAAAGACCAAGCCTTGGCTAACGCCTACGACGCCATAGTGTTTGTTTCGCATTGGCAGTTTGAGGAATACCGACGTCGTTTCCCGATCCCGGCGCATAAGTGTCATGTGATTCAAAACGCGATTCCAATAGTGCCTATGCACCAAAAGCCGAAAGATAAGCTGCGGTTAATATACACATCTACCCCGTGGCGTGGCTTGGAAGTATTGCTGGATGCTTTTGAGATGATCGACCGGTCCAAAGTCGAACTGGTTATTTATTCTGGAACCAGCATATACGGACAAGCGTTCTATGACGCCAACCATGCTAAGTACAAACCCTTATATGACAAGGCTGTAGCGCGTGGCGCTACACACTACGAATACGCAACTAACGCCGAAGTCCGGCAAGCCTTGACACAGGCTCATATTCTGAGCTACCCAAATATCTGGGAAGAGACTTCCTGCTTAGCTGCAATCGAGGCCTTGGCTGCTGGATGTAAGGTGGTGACTACCAGTTTTGGTGCGTTGCCTGAGACTTGCGGTACTTGGGCTGACTATGTATCGCCTGGTGATGCTTTTGCTAAACGCTTTGCTGAGAAACTTACACACGCTATAGATACGTTTTGGACTCCAGCTGTCCAAGACAAGTTGACTGAACAAGTGCGGTATTATAACCAGCATTGGACTTGGCCTACCCGTAGGCACGAGTGGGAGAACTTTCTGAAGACCTTCTGATGACAACTATTGCCGCACGATTTTCTACAAAGGAAATTGCTGCTGATTCGATGGTCAGTAGTGATGATTCTTTTTATTGTGTAGAAAAACTGCGTGTTGGCAAAGTAAGCATCTACGGCGGTTGCGGCGACTGGGATAAGCTCCTTAAGTTTTATCAAGCCATAGAATCTGGTGGCGAATTAGACTCAGACTGCGACGTTACTATCCTAGAACTACGCCACGACGGGTTGTGGGTTTACGAATCTACTATTATTCCTGCCAAGATAAAGAATGACTTTTGGGCTGTAGGCACTGGGGCTAATTACGCTATTGCTGGCATGCACTTAGGTCTTAGCCCAGCTGAAGCCGTGAAACTTGCTTGTCAGTACGACACTAGCTCAAACGAACCGATAGACAGCATGATGCTTGAACCTAAAAAACCTAGAAGGGCGGCAAAATGAATCCAGCGGTTCCGTTGGCGTTAGCCATGCTCCTGTACTTTTGGTCTTCTTTTGGTTACTTTCGAGAACAACGAATTGGGCTCACAATCGCGTTTATAGGCTACAGTATTGGTAACATCGGCCTTATAATCGACTACTTTGAGATGAAGTAGTGGAGCCAGGTGATGAGCCAATTGCCCGACCCGACCGACCCATCCCAGGCCGTCCGTTCCGCTTTAGGTGGGATCAAAGAGGCGATCAAGGCTGGTCGGGAGATCAAGGAAACAGCCAAGGAAGTCAATGCCTTTTTGGACGAGGAGGCTCGTGCTCGTGTTCAGTGGAAAAAGCGTCAACAGGAGTTGGAGCGCCGGGGGGATACTGTTTGGGTTGATGCCAGAGAGGAGTGGGACATCATTCGTAAGATGCGAGAAGCTGAAGCAGCCATGTACCGAGAAGTTGAGAAGGAGTTTGGCAGCCGTGCTGTGTCAGAAGTTAAGGCACTAGTAGTCCGCTTACGCAAAGACCATCGTGAGTTACACGACGAGTTTTACAAAAAACAGAAAGAATCCCGCCGAGAGTGGGGCGTTTTGTTGTTAGTTTCTGCAGTCATTTATGGCGTATTTAAATTTACGGGAGTGTGGTAATGCTTAGTCTGATCTCATCTGTATTTGGTTTTCTGGCTTCTGGCCTGCCCAAGGCTCTAGAGTTCTTCCAAGACCGCGCTGACAAAGCCCACGAGTTAAATCTTGCCAAGATGCAGACCGAACGGGAACTGGCGTTAATGGCTCAAGGGTTTGCTGCGCAAGCCAAGATTGAAGAAATTCGTACCGAACAGGTAGCGATGGAAACCGATGCCCAGCGTCAAAACGCTGCCCTAGAGCACGATAAAGCCATCATGGCCCGCGCCGATAGCTGGGTAGTAAATCTGAATGGTATTGTCCGTCCGGTTGTGACATTTATCTTCGTGCTTGAGTTAGTGCTCATTAACATTGGTTTGGCGTACTTCCTGTTGTTCAAGCAAGGCCTTGGCACTCTGACCGTCTCTGAATTTATCGCTGCCTCAGACATTATCTTTTCCGCCGACGAAATGGCCCTGCTCTCAGGGATTATTTCATTCTGGTTTGGTAGCCGCCAGTGGGGTAAAAAGTGAGGACATCAGACAAAGGCATCCACTTGATGCACGAGTTTGAGGGGTATCGCAATAAGCCTTATTTGTGCCCGGCCCACCTATGGACGGTGGGTTATGGCGAAGTTTTATACCAAGACCAAATCCGGCTGCCGATGGTACGCAAGGAAGGCTACACCGGATTAATTCGCAAGGAGTATCCACTTAAAGATGCAGACAACCGTGTATGGTCAAAGGAAGAGATCAACGAACGCTTCAAGAATCTGCTCGTCAGTTTTGAACGTGGTGTTCTTCGACTTGCCCCTAATCTATCTGGGAATCAAGGGCTTTTCGACGCTTGCGTCGCTCTTTCCTACAATATTGGGGTAGGTGGATTTCAGCGGTCTACCTTGAGGCAAAGAATTTTACGAGATGAGCCACAGGAGCGGATTGCAGAAGGTTTTATGATGTACACAAAAGGGGGCGGCAGGGAACTTCCCGGATTGGTGCGCCGCCGCAAGGCTGAAGTAGCATTATTTATGGAAAAAGAATGAAAATATGCGTTTACGCAATTTGTAAAAACGAAGCAGCTTTTGTAAAAAAATTTTGTAGCTCGGCCAAAGACGCCGACTTAATCCTGATAGCGGACACCGGCTCTACCGACAATACAGTAGAACTAGCCAAGCGACAGCCTAAGACAGTAGTCCACGAGGTTTGTATATCTCCGTGGCGCTTTGATTTGGCTAGGAATGTGGCGCTTAGTCTGGTGCCAAAAGACTTTGACGTGTGTATATCTCTAGACCTAGACGAGGTTTTAGAGCCCGGGTGGCGAGAAGAAATCGAACGACTTTGGGTTCCCGGAACTACTAGGCTTCGATATCGGTATGACTGGGGCAG